GTTGACTGCACCGCCAGCACCAACGGTCACCGTCTGTGTCCCAGATGAGAGATAGACGCTTGAAGCCTCCAGATATCCTCCTGCGCCGCCACCGCCAGAAGTTCCAGAGCCACCGGAACCGCCACCGCCGACGACCAGCACGTCGGCATTACCAGCGGTAACAACATTCAGCGACGAATTACCCGTGAACGTCCAATAGTCATACGTCACCCCACCCGACGTGTAGTTACCTGTAGGGGTGTCAGTGATCGTTGCCCCACCGATACGGGAAGGTGTGTTGAAACCTTGAACGGTTGAAAGTTTATTGATAGTCATGTCAGACCTTCACCCTCACGATCACGATACCGGAACCGCCAGCCGCACGACCGCCGCCACCATTGCCAGTATTTGCAGATCCAGCAGAACCAGATGTGCCTTTATTCACACCAGCCCCCCCCGCACTCCTAGTTACCGAGGAACCCGTAATCGAGTTCGCAGTACCACTACCACCAGTTGATGATGACCCGGCTCCACCTGCACCGCCGCCGCCGCCGCCCGTTCCATTTGCACCACCCGGCCCACTCGCACCGCTATTTCCTAGAGCAGTAATACCGGGTCCACCCGCTGAGCCTGTGCCACGTCCTCCACCACCTGACCCGCCAACACTTCCAGCATTTTCGTTAGAATACGCAACGAATCCACCAGCACCACCGCCAACACCGATAAAACTATTGACGCTGGAATGTCCGCCTATCCCTCCATCCGCTGCTCCTGCACCACCAACGGTGACTGTGTAGGAACCTGCGGCGAAATATCGGGAAGTAACATAAAGATGACCACCACCACCACCACCGCCGCCGCCGAAGTTTCCATCTCCCAGTCCACCACCACCGCCGCCGCCAACGACCAGTAAATCAACTAACCCCGCCGAATTCACCGTCAGCGTGCCGCTACCCGTAAACGAAAAATAGTTATACGTAAACCCGCCATCCGTATACGTACCCGTGGGAGTACCGTTAATGACAGCGTTAGGGACACTCGTCGTGACACTCAACCCAGAATTACGGAACGAACTAACAGCCATGTCAGGTGATCTCCGTCAAAAACGCCGAGAACGCACACGTCGAAGCAGACGACGACACGCGCAAATACTTATCCGCATCAAGAGCAACACCAAGCGTCAAAGCAACCGTGTCATTACCCGCCACAACAGCGTCATACACAAGAAACTCGGACACGCCAGGAGTACCAGCAGCCGTATCCAAACCGATACGCACCGTCACATTAGACGACGCCTGGTTACACACAACCAGCGACGACACAACAGCCTCCGTCGCGGCAGGCGTGTTATACAGAGTCGCGTACGTGCCCGTGCTGTTAGTGCCAGCACACTGCGAGAACTTGTAAGCATTAGCCATGAACCTAACCTCCCATCAAAAAGAACGAACTGAAATCCCCGCCACCAGCGGCAGCAGCCCAAGAAACACCAGTACTTGCGTTAGAGTCGGCAGTCAACACGAAACCATTAGTGCCGACAGTCAAATTGTCGACAGTGCCACTAGCAGTAGCAGCCAGCAAATCACCCTTAGCCGTCACCAGCGGCAACGTGCCCGCATTCAAAAAAGCGTTAGGTTCATCAAAATCGCGGGCAGACACGCCATGATTCACGGCAGCACCCGCATCATGCGACTTAGCAGTCGTGCCATCAACAGCGCGAGTCACCGTCAACGTGGTGCCGGAACGGTTCGTCACCTCAACGACTTCCTCATTCACCGTATCCTGGTCAATGATCAAGGTGTACGGGAACGACGCGGGCCAACCAGACACCGCCACCACACCGATAGTGGTAGTACTGTCGTTGATACCCGTCGATAGTGTCGTTCGGGCCGCAGTAGACGAATAGTATCTACGTGCCATATGTTATTCCTTTACCTAGCGGGTGTAGTAACTACGGACTGGGAACAGGTTCTGCAAACCACGAGTCTCCTCAGCCAAACGGACCTGGTACATTTGCAGCAAGAACCTAGACAGGGATGCTGCATTGTTTTGGTTACGTGGCTGACCGGAGTAGTCCGCCTCAGCGGACTGGCCCGACAAGTGGGCAGAGTCAAAGTAGGGTGTCAAACGGTAGGAGGCGCCGAAACGGATAAGGTCCTCACACGACGATGGTAAACCAGTAGTCGTGGCAAACGGGTCACTGTCATTCACCAGCGGTGACGGTTCCTTCGTGAACACGATATTCATTGCCGCACCAGGAACGATAGAATCATACACGCTTATCGTGACACCAGTGGAGAACACTGACGTGGCAGCGTGCTTATCGACACGCAACCTGCGTACCGGCAGCCACTCCTTCGATGGGCCAGTCGTGCGCCACGACACTTGCAGGACATCCAGCGCCCCAGCAGGCAAGGCGTACGTGCTGATGGCGGGCTGGAATGTTACCGTCGTCTCACCCACCGCGAACAATTCAGGGTACACGGAGATGATAGCGTCATTAATGGCCTGCTTCACCATGTTACGTGGGAACATTGGTGAGGATACGACACGCACACCAGGTGCGTACGCTGCAGCCGTAGTGCCACGGAACCCGCGACCATACGGGGGGACAGTGATAGTTTTAGCGGACGAGTCGATAGAGTCAACCCAAATGATCTCGTCACCGATCTCCACAATGCCACGCGAAATAGCGGTCACGTCATTCACCGACAGGACAGTCGCTGATGCTGTGGCGGAGGCAGTCAGATACGTTGCCTGATCCTGCAGTGTCGTGTAACCATACAGTTGCATCAACGTCTGGTCAGTTAACTGGCTGAACGTACTCATCTAGTTGCTCGCATTCACGAAACGGGCCGTGTTCTTGTTCACGATCATGGACGCCGGGGGCATAGTATTTGCGTCATACGGGCGACCCAAAGCACGAGAAGCAGTCTCAGCCTGACGTACCTTGTCAATGGTTGTCCCCTCGGGTTGGATTCCGTTACGTCTCGCCGTCTCATACGCGGCAAGATCAGTCTTGGTTTTTGACCACATGGATGCGAGACCGCTTGTGGCGGTTGCGTTGATGGTCGGGTTCGCTGCCTGTAGACATTCAGCGTACGTGGCGTGGTCTTTTGTTTTGCAGCCTGTGCGGCAGTTATTCGACAACAATGTATTGTCCGTATCCTGCCGCCACCACGGCGGCCTCCGACTCGTCATCAAGAATGTTTGTTGCACCGCCACGGAAATAGTAGTCCGCGTCAGTGATGGCCTCTTGTGCAGGGAACGTGAGCAGTTCACCCGACGTTCCAGTGATCAAGAGTGCCTGACCGTTATCAATCGGGTAACGGCTCAACAGCACGTTGTCCGTGTATGCCAGTTCAATAGTCGGCAGCACAAGATACCTAGATGGTATGTACACGGTTGCCGTGAGGTTTGAACTGAACTCCATTGGCCTAGCCGCAATGTCCTTCACCAGCAGCAGTGTCGCTGTCACGTTAGAATCAGACGACATTGGTTGTGCCGAAACGAACTGGATGCGGGTAGACTCGGCAGTCAAATTAGACGAGCCAACAATAATACTCGCTGCCGCAAACACGATCTTCACGTTGACCGTCAGCGTCACCTCGGCGGACATGGACGCGGAAGCGAGCAGCACACCGACACCGTTAGCGGTCACGTTAGACTGTGCCGACATTGACGACTCAGCAAACGCCGTGATATTCGCTGCAGCCGTCAGGCTAGAATCAGCCGTTAAAGCGGCGGCACCGTCAAACTGCTGAGGGATACCCAGCAGGAAAACGACAGGCTGCGAAATGTCAAACATTAAGACAGGCTAAGAGTCACCGAAGAAGAAGCAAACTGGACAGTATCACCAGCAGACACCGTGCGGGAAGCCGTCAACGGGCCATAAGCGAGACGCTTAGGGGTTCCCGCGTTATCCCAAATCTCAACACCAACCACCGTACACGCAGGCATACCCGTGAACGAGATAGCAGCATTGTTACTGATTGACCCGGACGACGCCGCATCAAACGCGATAGTCTGGCGGGCATATGACCCACCAGTCACCTCAGTGCCAGGAGCCGAATCTGAACCGTTCGCCGTCATCAAAGCCAACTTGACAGGCGTGGTGACAGTGTACGCAGACGTACCCACCAGCGCATCAAGCAACTGATTCTCAATAGTATCAGGGAGATTGTCAGCCACGCTGAATCCTTATCTTTGTAGAAGCAAAACTAATGTTGCAGTGGAGGCCACACCCGCTATATGATGTGGCCCCCACCAGCCATCAACTAGGCGATGGACGAACCAGACTCAATCCGGTACAGTGCATCGTTACGGTAGATGGACCAGCCCTGGAGGCTGTACCAGCCGACCGGGCGGAACCGCATCAACTTGTCAACGACGGGACCGATAACGATACCCGGCTCAACAGCGGTCGCCTCAGCGAGCGCCTGCTGGCCTGCGATGATTGTACGGTACACCTTCGCGGACGTGGTGCCGTCATTCGCCGTGTACGCGCGAGGCGTCTCCACGACGTAAGCGCCACCGTACACACCGGTCGTCGCGTTGAGGATGTTCCCCACGTTCGGATCGGTGTACTTGCGGATGTCCTCAAACGAGAGGGAGCCGGTCTCTGCACGGAGGTCGTGCGCGACCTCGGGGTGCATGTAGGCGGCGTACAGCATTCCCTCGCGGGGGACAGCGTTCGCGGAACGCATCTTGGCGACAGCCTTACGGATGTACTCGCCCTCGATCACGTCGGTCGCGGTGATACCGGAAGTGGCAGTGTTGCCAGTTCCCGCGTAGATCACGTTGGTGCCGGTGATGAGGGTCGAAACAACCAGGCGGTCGATCGAATCTGCCATGTTGTAGGCGACAATGTTAGCGATTGCCGGGTCAACATCGGAGAACGCGAACTCACCCAACTTGCGGGTGTTCAGCACAGTGTTGCCGTACTCGTTCAGAGTAACAGTCACCGTGTTCACGTCCGACAGTGCGACAGCGTTCGGGTCCACAGTCTCCGACAGCGTGCTTGTGGCAGCGGTCAGGTCCTGGTACAGGGAGAACACCACGGACGAACCGGGCATTGCCTGCTGCACCGGGCGCTTATCGGCGAGGTTGCGGAACAGCGGCTGCGAACGAAGAGCGAACTCAACGTAACGGTCATAGGCTGCCTTAACCAAACCGGCAAGGGCCGTGGTAGAAGTGTATGCGTTAGACATTTGTAGCGTTCACCTCCTTAGGTGAATAGTTGTTGTGAAAGATACCTAGCGAGAATGCTAGATAGCCTGCGGTCCCAGGGCGTTACCGAACAGAACCCTGTTGAGTTCTTCCGGTGTTTGGGCTGCACGGATAAGTGCATCCAACTGGTCTGGGTCACCCGCGTAGGTTTCACCCGTATTCTGCACGTTGGCGATACGGTTGAGAGCCTGCAATTCAGGATTCGGAGCCGCAGGCTGCTCCTCGCTTTGCGGCTTGGCACCGAACACGTCACCGTACTCGGAAACCCAAGCCTCAACCTCCTCAGCGGAGGTCACATCCTCGGGAATGAACTTGGAGATTTTCTCCGGCAGTCCCTTGGATGCGAGAACGTCCTTGACTGAGCGTTCACGGACACTGTTTTTCATGTTTGTGAGATTGTCTAGCAGTTCTTTGTTCTGCTTCTTCATCTCACGGTATGCTTTACGCAGTTCCTTCATCGCGTTCGACTCTGCTTGAGCGTCCTCAAATGCGTCGTCGTCGTCCCAGTCAAAATTGGACATTGGTACTCCCTTACTATTCGATAGGTGAATCGCCACCCACATCATCAACCGGGGAAGTAGATGATGGCTGTGACTCTCGGACTCATACACTGACGGGGCCGATCGATCCGTCTAGGAGTGGACGTGCCCAGTATCGAACTGGGGTTTGGACAATCTTAACCTTTTGGGAAAGAATTGTCCACTCACCTGTCACGCCCGTATTCAGTTATATGCCAGGAGTCCTAGCGAGAGTGCCACTCGTGATACCGCCAGCGGTGCCACCGAAACGTGCACGCTCACGAGACTGCAAACCACGAACCTTACGGCGGGCTTCCTCATCCAAGTCCAACTGGGACAAGGCCGTCTCCTCAGCAGTCAACGTGCCCTGCTCAATCTGGGCTAGACGTTCCGTAGTACGCTGTGTCCTAGCGATGTCCGCAAGTTGCGGTTCAATCTGCGTGCCCATAATGTCACGCTCACCGCCAAGGAACTCACCGATACGCTCAGACACGCCAGCACCGAACTCCAAACCGGCACGTTGTGCGTAGCCACCGACGATGGCGGCGTTAGCGCGGCGTTGAATCTCACCCGTCGTGCGCTGCGGGTCCAGAACGTAGGATGTGAGTGTCGCTGGGTCCACGTTGTAGAAACGTTGCAGGCTGTCGCGGACTTCTTGCGGTGTCTCTGCGACTACTCTTTGTGCGTCTGTAATCCTGTCGCGTACCTCGTTGACGGAGACGGAGAAGTCGCTTGCGAGTCTTGCGATAGCGTCGTATTCTGCTTGTGTACCAGACTGACCCAGGTAGTCGCGTAGTCCTGCCTCACGGAAAGCCTGACGGTACTGTTTCTCCAGGTTCAGGTATTCTGCTTCATTGCGAACATCAGGGATACCACGCTGCTGCAAACCAAGCAGCCCCTTGAACCGAACCTTATACGGTTCCGTCTGTCGTAGACGCTCGGAAATAACGTTAACATTAGTTCCCCACTGGTTGATCAAAGACTCAACTTCACCAGACAACGAACCAAGACCATACTGGTCAAGGATTCCACGAAGGAAAGAACCAGCACCTTCTCGGGCCTGTTGGCGTTCCTCGTCACGTTGGCCTTGGAGGGCTGTAAGTTGTGCCTCTAGTGCAGAGAGTCTTGCCTTTTCGGCTTCGGACATTCCTCCCCTACCACCGCCGCCTGGTTGTGGGGGTTGTGTTCCTGGTGCTGGGGTTTGTTGAAGCCTAACATACTCTTCAACGCCCTGCTGGGTGGGAATCCCACCACCCATAAGGACGCCTTCAATGTAGTCACTACCTATGCTCATCAGCGGAATCCAAACATCTGCAGCAACTTAGTCCCCACATCCGTGTACGTGGAATAAGCATTATCCGTATACTGCCAGCGAGGGTCCTCACGAACCTGCCGCTCAAACTCATACAACGGGACAACACTAGGCTTACCGTCAGCACCGACACCCTGCAGGCCACGCTGCAGCAACGGATCATTAAAATCAATCGCCGTATCGTCAATCTCCAACAAACGAGCCATCTTCTCCTTATACGGAGCAGCAATATCCGCGATATCATAACCGGCATCAATACGATCCGACCACGCCGGATACGCCCCAGCCATGTAGGTTCGGCGAAGATCAGACAAAACATCCTCTTCAGTCATATCGCCACGCTGAATCTGACGCACATAATCATTCACAAGATTATCCGTCAGACTAATCCCATTACGACGCGACCATTCCTTAATGTTCCTCTGGAAAGAACCAGCAGCGCCACGGAAATCACCAGACTTAGCGGTAGCAAGATCAGTGAGCGTATTCCTCAACTGCGCCTCGTTCATTCCGAAACGGCGCTTCTGCTTCGCTAACTCACGAAGTTCAACCTCGTCAACCTGGACACCGGCCTGCACCGCCTGGTCACGAAGAGTCTCAACCTCGGCATCAAGTTCCTGACGGTAAACCTCAGGAAACCGTGCCTCACGATCCATGTCCTTAATGGCTTCAGAATTATACTTCTGCCGCCACGGCTGCTGATCCATGTCCAACTTGAACGCATCAAAACTCCACCCCGTAGGGTTGTTTCGATACTTCTCAACCTGGCTATCAAACCACTGGGCAAACTGCTGTGCATCAGGATCGTCAGAGTTACGCAACTGGGTAATGAGCGCGTAACCGATACCCCACTTGCCAGCAACAGACTCGGCTGCACCGCGACGAAACTTACGACGCTCCGCATCAGACACCTTCTTGTCTTTATTGGTGTCCATCAGTTTCTCATCAGCAGTTAACTCAGCCACGCGGTCCCTCGCTCAAAGCCTTGTAGAAAGCGTCCATCATGGTTGTCGCCTGCGTGAACTCTTTAGCCTCGGGACCCTGCATCAACATGTCGGTGATAAGGTCCTTACGGCCTTCTGCCGTGATACCTGACTCGGTGACGGTTTGACCACCCATGCGGGTAGTGACTGTGGGCTGGGAACGTTCCGCCGAGCGGACCTTCTTCAAAACCCGCTGGAACTCTTCCTCAGTAACACCGCGACCAAGTACTTCGGAACCAATAGCGTCGGCTGTAGAACGAAGATCGCTTTCATTTGCCATTGTAAATGTTGAACGTGGTCCACGACCCGCCCCAGGTGCGCCAGTTTCATTCCCAACAAGACCTGCCGAGTATTCACCAATCCAGTCAAAAGCCGTCATGGGCCTACCACGCCGCGTGGAAGCAGCAGAACCCTTAACAGCCTTTTCCCACAACCCCTCACCAGTTGCAGTAGGCCATTTCATTTTAGCAATTTTGTCAATTGTGCGCCGAGTGCTTTCCGGAATGGAAGCCCACAGGGCGGTTGCATCTGTGTTAGTTAAAGACTCAACCCAGTAACCAGACATCGGATCGGAAACGCGACCATACAAGTCACCACTACCAATGTATGATGGGCTTCCTAGCGCCTCTCGCTCCACCAAAACCGAAGAATCACGTTCCGGTAATTCAACAACCGTAACCCCGCCTTTGTTTGACGAAGTGGCTTTACCGTAAACGCTACCTGGAGCCCCAACAGGGGAGCCCCCCTCTACCCTCGGACCGGGTGGGGTCTGTGTAGGCTTCGGTGTTGGCTCTTCCGTGTTAGCCCTGATAACCATATAAACTCCAGCCTACCTTGGTGTTCCGTCTGGTCTAGCCTTCAGCAACGGATACATAACTCTGCGGATAAACATTTCAGCATTTGGGTCCTCGGAAGCAATAGCGCGAAGGTTAGCCAAAAGACGAACCCTGTTCTCAGCCCTAGCATCAACCTCTGCTCGCTTGCGACCAGTTATTTCCTTTGATGCAGTGGTGAACGCATCGTATGTTGCTATTGCTTCAGCGATTTTTTCAACAGATTTCGGTATTTTTGTTCCGTACTTTCCGGAATAAAAATCGTCAATCATCATACGCATTTCGGAACGGCCAGTAACGACACCATTTTCGTCACGTTGCCCGTTAAGAATCTTGTCTGCGTTAGATTGTTTTTCGGCAGAACTAATCATAAATTCTTTAGACAAATCAACGTCATCAAACATTGAGTAAACAAATGCTTGTGCCGTTTTCTTGTCTTTTTCTGCTCGTTCAAGTTCCTGTGGAGTTCTTGCATTGGCAATAGCCTCATCTGCATCATCCATAGTTACTTGATAGACGTAACGCGCATCAGCCAACCGAAGTTCCTTTTTGAATTCGGTTATAGAAGTTGGAACCCGATAACCGTTATCCATTAAGAATCTACGGGTCGCTGGATCGTAAACATCATTAGGCCCACGAGGTGGGGCCAAGAACATGCCAGCAGCAGGATACTTGTTTAGAAGTTCCTTGTTGTTTTCCGTGAATTCAAGAACTTTATTGTCGTACGAATACTCCGGCAACGACTTCAAATCAAGTCCTTGCTTTGTTTTTCCAAGTTCGTACGCAGTGAATCCGATACCATAAATACTGACACCCTGAATCAAAGCGGAAGCGTATGGGTCTGGATTGCCATTCTTGACTGCCTGGTCAACAAGTTTCCGGTAAACAGTTGTCATGCCATCGTAACCGTATTTGCGTGCATACGTTGTTACGTTGTTTTCCATAGTCTGCGGAATGGCTGGGTAAACAAAACCGAGCGCAAACCTAAGAAGAAGAATCTGATTAGCAACGCTTGAAATACCATCCCACGACTTGCCAACCTCAGATGGCAATGCTCCTTCGCCTGGAAGTTTACCAGAAGCCTCCAGTACCCTAGCAGCACCCATCCACGCGGAAGCATACATTGAGTAACGCTCATCACGATCAAACAAAGCAAAAGCGCGAAGAAGTGGACCGGGCATTACTGCCTGTGGCGTTGGCTTGCCCTCGGCGTATGGTCCTAAAATATTATCTTCGTACTTCTGGAAATCTGGAATAAGATTCAAAATAGTTTTTACCGCAAAAGTTGACAGCGGAGAAGACAAAGACGGAACTGCTGCGTTAATGTCAAATGATGGAGCAAACTGTGTAACCTTGCCACCAAAAATCAAAGGAGAAGAACCAAAGTATAGTCCTTCTTTATCTCCCCCACCGTATGCCATTGCTCGCGCAAGAACATTATTTACGAGACCATCACCAGGGTACAAGAAATACTTATCCCCAAACGAATCTTCGTAAATAAATCCAGTCTCGTCAAGAACGCCAATAGCAAGATACGCTTTATAGAATGCCATTGGATTATACTTGGCTGCGCGGTATACGCGACGGTAAAAATCTTCTTGCGCCCGGTAGTATCGCGCGTAGTTACGCAAACGATACGCAAGCATAGACCGATTCTTGGGGTTATCCGTAAACGCTAGTGTTAAAGCGAGGGCGCGATCTTGCGCTATTTTTGTTGCTGCAATAGAGGCGGCCTGTGGGCCAACTGCCGCAGTAAGAGATGATTCGTACTGAGCAAGACCCTTGCGTGAGCGAATATAGTTGGCAAAGTAAATTGGCTCTTTGGCAATTCTCGCAAACGCATTACCCATTGAGTTCCATATTTTTTCAGAAATACTAATTGGAATCTCGATACCGTCAGAACCACCGCTTTTGCCAAGAATGTACTTGGGCGCATTGTTGGGGTCAATCTTCGACAAGTCCTCCAGGGAAACAACAGGAACAAACTTGCCATCAACCTTCATGTTCCAAGATACTATGCGTTCACCATTTGGGCCACGTCGAATAAAGTTAGCCCATAGTTCGTTATTGAATGAGCCATCGCGGCGAGAAAACATATTCAAAACATCTTGAACGTATCTGCGGGCAAACTCCTCATCGGAAACATTAATCTCAAAAAATGCCGCAAGTCTTTCACGGTAACCATATTTCGTGTCAGACTTGATTGCTTCCGCAACTGCTTTAATTGCTTCGTCTGGGTTGTCAAGATTAGCAACCGCTATCTTGCCAATGGACCCATCTCTCAGCATGACACCTTCAAGGCCACGGTGCCACCAAGAGTACTTGAACGGCTCTCCGCCCTTCATTTCAAGGTTAACGAAAGAACTGCGCGGCCAAAACATCTTAGAACCAGGTGACGCTAAACCACCACCAGAAAACTTTGAGCCAGGCATTGTCCCGAGATTCAGACCTTGGGCAAGTTCAACAAGATCATCTAGGGCAATGAAGGACTCATCTGAAAGAACATATTCGTTAATGTATCGGACTTCGTCTTCATTTAATATGCGACCAAGTTTTTGTCGAACAACCGCTACAGTAAGAAGTTCCCTAAACTTGGAAAGATCGCCGACCTCCATCGCTTCTTTTGCGATAGATATTTCTTCCTTGTTCAACTGTGGAAGAATAAGATTATCCCAAATGCTATACGGGTTATACTCTGGTCCAGCCTCTCCACGGGCTTTACGCATCTTTCTGGCAAAAAAACCAATGTTTGGTTGGAAGCCAAAAGTTTTGCTGTAAACCTGGTCGCCTCGCGTTTCGCGTAACGCGGTTGACATTGCCCTGCCAGAAAAAACGTCCTTTAGGTATCCACCAGTAAGGGCATACATTGTGTAGTCTTCTGTGGCGTTACGGACAGAATAACGAAAACCGGCAAGGTTTACCATGCTCCACCAGTTAACAAAGTTATTCGCAAACGTGTCAGGTGTGGCACCAATCAAGGCATTGGTAAGTTTACTGCGTTTCGTTATCAATTCAAGGTCTGACATGTTCGGAACGGAGAGATAGTCACTGGTCTGCCAAAGGTGCAGCGGAAGTTGCTGCCCATCAAAGTTAGAAGGACTTGTTCTGACCGCCCTGCTAAGAACGTCAATAGTGTCTGGGTTTAATGAAAGCAAACCAGCACGAAACGCATCGACCTCGGAATCAAGTTGTTGCTGACTTTTGCCAGCGACCTCGCCAGCCTCGTTGCGTGCACGAACAAACTCGTCAACCTGAGACTCAATCCAGTCATCAACGGTAGTTCCCGCGTCGTCAAGAACAGCAGACTCTGGAGAAAACAAGTTCCTGGGGTCGCGTGCAAAAGTTAACTCGTCCGCAATTTCACCAACAGTTTTTTGTGTTGTATTAAAGGCACCAAAAGCGGAACCGAGATGGCGTTCTTGTTCCGCAATTTCTGACGCGCCACGCCTCTCTGCGGCAGAACGAACCAAACCAACCCACATGAGAATTCTTTGCGACTGGCTTGCGTTGCGCCATTCGTTGGCGAGAAAATCTGCGTGATTTCGTGACATAAAGATTCTGGCAAATCGACGAAATACTTGCGTGTCCCTAGAGTCAGCCGTGTAAATAACATCACGCCCAGTTGTTTGTGCGGCCCACCGTGTGGTACGATCCCAGGAATTGGTAATCTTCTCGTCAAATTTTGACACCGCTGCTGGGTTATCAAACAATATAGCACCAGCGGGTACATCGGGATTGTTAGCATCCTTGTAAAAGGCGCGAACTTCTTCACGAGCCGACTTGCTTCGCGCACCAACGGAAAGAACGTCACTTACCTTCCGTCTAATAAACGACCCCCAAAGAATACTATTACGCGGAAGAAGCGGCTTACCCCTTTGAGCCATTTGCTGGTTAGCAAGCCGAGCAAAAACAGACTTCTCTTCAATCCGAGCAAGTGCCCTAGCCTGAGCATCCGGCGTCATTTCACTAGCAATAATCTTACCGCGTTCAATCGCAAGCATTGCGTTAGTATCATTAACGTATTTAATGAACGTTTCTGGCGAGTCAATTCCCTGACGAGCCATGTCAAATAGGACATCTTCAGGAAAATAATTCTGATATCGGCGTGCTATTATTTGACCAAGTTGAGAATTATCCTTGCCCTCATCGGCAAGTTGCTTGTACTTTTTTAAGTCGCCCGTAAGGTCATCTAAATATGCACGAACTGGTGCTTTATTGAGTGCGGCATTAACGCTTTTTTCACCAGCATCAATGGCGATACGTTCAAGACCATATTTAGCGCCAAGGTAAACGGTACGAACTTTGCTACCGATAATCAGTGGATCAAGCAGAAATGTTGACGCAACATTTGTGGTCGCAGCCAGTGCTTGTTGCGGGGTAGAACCACGCCACCACGAATCAATCTCAACGGGCTGACCCGTAATTGGGTTGGTTGTGGTAATCATTTTACCAAGATCGTTTGCCTGCGCGGAAAGAATTTTATCCGCCGCAGACAAAACATTCTGCTGCTCTGCTACAAGTTCTGGATCGTCAAACTGCCGCTCGGAAAGAAGTCGAAGAACACGAGCCTTTTCCGGATCACCATAGTATTTGGCTTGGACGGTTGAAAGCGGACTTGGGTCACCATCATCGTAAAGATTTTGGATTTCAACAACAACATCAACAACTTCTGAACCAAACTCTTTTCTTGCATCATCTAGGGTTTGTTCGGTCCATGTGCTGGGGCCGACTTCATCCCAAATAAAGAATGGGTCAACAAGGGCTGACATTGCGGTTGCAGAAACAGACTTACCTTCTTGTCTACTTTCCGTAACAGACTTAACAACACCGCGAGCAAACTGTTGAATCCCCTCGGAAATGATTCCATAGGTTGAAAGAGCGGCGGCACCAACATCTTGTGAAATTTGGGAAGTGGGCTCTATTGCATTCTCGCGGCGACTAATTTCTTCTAACTGGTCATCGCGTACACGCTTCTGCTCATCTTCAATTTTTGACTGCCAAATATCCCACACAACAAGACGCTGAACATCTGGAAGGGAAAGAAAAATATTCCACTTGCTGTATTCGTCCGGAGCATCCCAAATAGCGTCAGCAGCAGTCCAGGCCGCAGCAAAGTTAACAATGCGGCGAACGTCAGCCTCGGTGACATCCGGTGCATCCATCAAGGCTTTAGTTAGTGTTGGGTAATCCCTTAATGGCTTAGGATTTTGCAGTCTTTCAGAAAAAGTTGCAACGCGCTCGTTTGCATTGCGAAGTTTATCCCGCGCAACATTGACAGCAATTTCGTCCTGCATCGGATCATAACCAGGATAGTAAACACCTGGGCGATATTGATGCTGTCTTTGTTCCCCAAGAGATGCGGCTAGTTCTTCTGCGGCAGCCCAGCGATCAAGATTAGCCCGAACATTGCCATATTCCTCAATTGGCAAATCCGCAAACATGGTTTCTTCCTCAGTAGGAAGAACCAATCTCGGAGCGTTTCTGGTTGATTCAACGTAAGCATCAACTTCAGGCCAAGGATTCCTTGGATTGTAACGCGCCGGGTTTTTAACCTGTGCTTCACGTTCCAAGCGGTCTGGGGACTTTGCCACTACCAACCTCTACTAGCGGCAATAGCCTGCAGTTTTGCAATTTCTCCACGCTCATCGTACGGAAGAAGTTTTTGCAAAGTTTCGGCAAGGCTGTAAGTTGGTTGAACCCCAAGTGGCACCATGCTGCCGCTAGGCCCGTCACCAGGTCCGAATGGTGCACCGGCAGTAACCGGCTCATCGGGGCGCTGCGTAGGCGAAAACAACGGAACAGGACCACCCATACCGCCACCACCACGCCCCTGACGGGGACGCGGAGAACGGGCCGTAGTCTGACCAGCAGCCGACATAGGAGCCTGACCCTGCAACGTGTTAAACTCCGCATTCTCACCATACGGCATACCAGTCATCTCAGCCTGAGTCTGCTGAGGACCACCATCCGTACGCTTCGACAAACGACCAGGACCAGACACAGGAGCCGGTTGACCTGGAGTACGACGACCACCCTGACCGTTAGCCATTATCGTCCTCCTCCACAAACACTATACGCGGATCAACAAGTTCCCTATCAGGAGTCGGACCGAACTCGTCCTCATCCTCATCCTCTTCAAACGTCCCATACTGGGCAAGCGTCAACATAGACTGGTCAAACAGTTTACCCATCCGACCAATCATGTCATCAGCAACATCAGGCGACCAGGCCATACCCTGCGCCACAATCGCCAAATGTAGGTCCAGGTAGGCAACGTGGACACTCATATCACGCGCTGGAATCCTCATCCTCATTGCCTTCCCTAGAAACCTACTTGCTGCCCTTTGTGCCCTTGCTGTGAATGCCCTGCTTGACGCTGGCTCCATCGCTAGTCTTGCTTCCCGCTGCACCCTTAATCGGGGCTGAAACGTGCGGCTTGCCGTGAGTGCCCTTATTAGGCTGTGGCATAATTATTCTCCTACCATTTCACTTTATCAGCCCAATAGGCTGCTGACATTTTACCTTTTTGAATGTTCTTCGCGTGACGTGCCTTGAACGAAGCCTGCCGTTTCGTGGGCTGCCGGTCACCAGTGACACCTTGCTGCCCGAAACGGATCGTCTTAACCTGCGAACCCTCCTTAGCCACAACAACGTGCGACTTAGTTGGGTGGTTAGGTGTCCGCTTCGGCTTGTTGAAACCACTGACACCGGCACGCTTCAAACGCGGGTCAGGCTTACTTGCCACGACTCGCCCGCATATTGTCCACCAGGTTCGGGTACTTGCGGCCAGCCTTCTTAGCGGCAGCCTTAGCCTTCGCCTTCTGTGCCGAAGTCAACGGGGTAGATTTCTTCTTCGGGTTAGGCTTCTCCCACACGGGCTTCTTCGCTGCCATTACTTCTTCTTCTTACCCTTAGGTGGGCTGTAACTCCACAGGCTCGCAAGATACTTTTCGTATTCTTTCGTGGACATCATGCCCGAACCGTTTTTCTTACCGCTACCCTTAGGCTTGCCGGGTTTTCCGTTTGACATTGTACCAGGCATTACTTCTTCTTCTTCTTGGACATGCCAGCCTCAGACAGCGCGATAGCGACAGCCTGCTTGCGGGACTTCACGACAGGACCCTTCTTGCCGGAATGCAGCGTGCCAGACTTGAACTCGCGCATAACCTTCGCAACCTTCTTGGCTGCCTTCTTCTTCGCGGGCACTACTGCCCCTTCGACGGCTTCGCCAACGGCGACACGGTAGTCTTCACATTCGGCATGACACTGGCATCCTCGGGATGGTTACCGTCGCCACCGGCCTTACCTGTGACATCCATCCAGCAGCCACACGAGACGCACATGCTACTTAGCCTTCTTCTTCGAAGCAGCCTTCTTTGCCACGGAAGCCATTGGACCCTTTGAAGGAACCATCTTCTTAACGGACTTTGACGGAGACTTCATGTTCATCTTGCCATTCTTCTTGCCGTACATCATGCGTACTCCTAGATAGGTAGGCGGCGAGAAACCCCCGCCGACAGTTGAGGTTGACCACCAGCACCAAGCGAGGCCATGAGCATTTGTAAGTCCGGCCTTCCACCGGCAGGCATACCAGCCTGACCGGCAGCGACACCACGCATCAAACCAGTAGAACCAAGACCCTCCAGTTCACCTGGACCACCGGGGGGAGTCTCACCAGGGGCACCGACCATCCCTGCGGTTTCCTCACCTAGGGCCTCAACCCCCGGCGGTACAGGCATCTCCTCAGGGGCAAACGCCTCAGAAACGACCTCTTCAATAGATCGTCCTCTTTGACGGCCAAGGATAATCGCGGACAGGCGTGCCAGGATATCGCCGGGATCTTGCCCAGCCTGGGCCAACACGGGGATAGCCTGTGCGTACCCCGCTACTGCCTGCTTCAATGCGTCGCGCATCTCTTCGATATCGACGCGCTGCTCTTCCTCGGATGCGTTCAACGCGAATGGCATTTGCCGCCTGAGAAAGTCACGTGAAATGAGACGGTCACCGCGAGCCTGCAGACCGAAAACCAAAGCACGGTTCGGGTCAAGTCCGGCCATCAGCCCATACTGGACATCAACCGTGTAGTCGCCCTTAATGTCCTTCTCGGGTCGGTAGCGAATCTCGTACGGTGTGCCGTCAGCGTTTCCACGCAACGTCTTGTTCTCGTTGCCGAACAGTTTCTCGTCAACAAGGAAAACCTTACGGATAAGGTTCTGTAGTGTTCTGGCAAACATTGCCTGACCGGTACGAACTTGGGTGTCGAACCCTGACATGAGGGCCTGGACACCGCGCCCAGTCACAATGCTACCGTCAACATCACCCATGCGGGCGTTGGGGTAGCGTGAACCTTGCCGTAATTCTTGATCCAGCACGCCTTGCTGCGCGAACGCTGCCTGCGGAACCTCAATCGGTACGCGGCGGACACGTTCCCCGTTTGCGGTGCGGATCACTGCATCCGGCCCTAGCGCCAACTCTTGCGCGTCAGGCGGAAGAACAATTGGGGCTTGCACACTCTTAGTGGCAGCCTCCAAAGACAACAGAGCAAACCGGGCCTTCGCCACCTGTACGGCGATAACGTCATCGAACTGGCCGTGTGATTCGCTGTCAACGCCCGGTCGCTGCGTCCATTCGATCAGGCATTCCCCGACAGGGTTAGCGACCCTCTCCAGAATGATACCGTCACGGGTCGGCAGGAACAGGATGTCTGACTTGTTATCGTGGTAGCGGACAACCTCAATCAGTTCCATGCCGGTAGAGGACTGCTTGATAAGCGACTCAGCCTCGGGGTACATTGCCACGAGTTCGTCACGGTTCTTGTAGAACGAGAAGAAACCAGCCTTGATGCCACCCCAACGGTCAAACACGGGGTACGCGCCGATGGAGTCCATGAACGTGATGCGCGGCATGCGCGCCTCTAGGTCAATCTCCACCATCGCTGGGACGAAACCGTACGTGAAATACCGGTCTGTCGCCGTGTACATTTGGCGTTGCAGGTTAGAGAAGTCAATGTATCCGTTGACGATACGGGTCCGCTTCTCCGCGAACTCCCGTGCACTATCGGACACCATCTTGCTGCTTGCACAGTTAAACGCAGGCAGTGGTGCTAGAACCTCAGAGAGGTCGCGGGCCGCGACATCCACCATGTTCGCCACAATGCCCTTATCGAACGGGCCATCAGGGAACAGGTCAGGGTACACGTCACGCATACGGCCCTGCCGTACGGCAAGAACGTCCTGCATACGCCCGTCGCGGGCAGCGAACTGTGCCTTGATGCGGTCGTAGTGTGAACGAATCTCCCGCAAGCGGGGGCCGCCACGCTCACCAATAGCGGAAACGTCACCGTAACTGATACTCAAACTTTAACTCCTATGCTCCGATGGGGTTCCATGCCCCCGCCGCTTCTGCTTCTAGGAGGCTCACCGTGCGTTGCTGTCCCTTATCCCACTGGGTGAGGAACGGGTTGTTGACGTGGGTGCGTGTGTAGTTAGATGCCATCATCACCCTGTCCCGTGCCGCAAGTTCAGCAAACCACAAAGCCATCACAATGTCAGTCTTCTGGTTCTTCGGGGCGTCAGGGTGCCACGTCACAAGTTGCTCCACAAGTGACTTAGCGGCCTCGTTACCGTGCGTAGACGGCAACTCAATCAACTGCTGCTTATCCTGCCAGCCATTAAACAAAGTCGTCATAGATGCGACACCGAAATCGGCGTCATGCTTATTCGCCCCAGTGAAGTGTGGGCGGATCACTGTGCCACGGGCCGAACAGAACTCGTTAATCTCACGGTCATGCACCAGGAAGCCCTGGAAGCCGTTCCGTTCGATACGCCACTCAATGATCTTGTACCGTTCCGTCCACGAGCGGATCATTTCCCGCATCGCCTCAGGACTGATACTGGCTTTGTTGTACACGTCCAGGATGTAGCGTTTCTGGTTCTGAATATCCAGGCCCATTACCACGGCAGCGGTGTGGCCTGAGGTTGCCGGGTCAAGTCCCGCGAGAATAATCAAACCATCCATGCCAGCGGGGCGGCAGTTCACCATGCCCTTAGGTATCGGTCCAGTCATCCTGTTACCGTTAATGGCGGTACGGACAGCCTCGGGGTGGAATACGGCGTCGTCGGCGACTTGCTGCTGCTGGTACACCATCGCCCACGCGCGAGGCGACACACGCCTACGCTTCTGCGAAAGCCTAGTGCCATCCCACTTCGGGAACAAACCATCACTGTCTGGTTCCTGGTCGCGGACACCAGCCTCAGGCTGATTCGACCTGGGCCACAACGTCACCCAGTCCTTAGGTTCCTCATGGAACTCCAGCACAGCGGGCATCGACAGGTATGACCACGGTGACACCTCATCAGGATACCTGTGCGGGTCACGCAGTTCCGAATACAAATCCTTGGACGCCAGCCGGGTGCCCACCACCAGCATAGAACCATTAGCGGACACGCGGGAGATAACCTCAGACTGCAGCCAGTCAATCTGCTTCTCGTACTCGTGGGCGTTCGTCAAGTCCACAGTGTCGTCCAGGATGATCAGGTCGGCGCGGGCACCATAAATATGCCCACGGATACCCAGAGCCTGAACCGTGGGGTCCTTCTCACCCGAGTCACGGGCGTCATCAGACACGTAGATCATGTTCTGATTCCACGCCTCAGCGTTCTTATCGAACCCACCAGCCGGGGCATACGCCGTGATCATGTCATCAAACTTAGGATGAGTCAGCCTGGTCTTGATGGCGTACAGCATCTTCTTCGCCATCTCAGCCGTCTTAGACACCACGATCACCCGAATGTTCGGGTCCATACAGATACGGTACGTCACATAGTTGATCGTGATAGAAGTCGTCTTAGAATGCTCGGGGGGCATGTTCACCATGACCAGGTCACGCTCACCCTGCTCAAACACCATCGACGGGTGCGACCAGGACGGCTCACGGCCCTCCAGAAGGTCCACCACATTCAACATGTGCGGAAACACTCGGGCACCCAGGAACCGTTCCGAGAACTCAGGGAACGGCATCCACTCCCGCTCACGCGGGCCACTCAACTTCTCAAACGAACGGATACGCTCCACGGCAGTTAGGAAGTCGGGGTCATCCCGACGCCACCGCTCATACGTGGAACGGTTACGGCCAACCACCTCTAGGGCCTGGTTGATGTTCATGCCCTGCTGGAAGCGGCGCAGAAACTCCTGCTTTACCGCGTCAATGTCTTGCTTCGGCTTACGGCCAGCCCTAGCAGCCACGGCACCACCAATCAGACAAAAAGCCACGGGGTTAATACCGAGGCCAACCGCAGGAAGAGGCCGAGGTAGTAGAGGGGGAGGAGG